GGCCGATGCTGCTTGACCCGGAGGCCTTCACCCGTGGTTGCCGCATGATCGAGCGCCACATCAGGACCAGGGCAGACGCAACTTGGAGCACCGAGGATTTCAAGCTGAAGTTTGTGTCATTCAGCACTGACTTCCCGGAGGTCAGCACACCGCAGTTCCTCTGGGCCTGCGAGCGCTGGATCCAGGGGGCCACCGGTGAGTTCCTGCGGTTTCCGACATGGCGCCAGCTGATGGTGCCGCTCTATCGGTGCCAATCGGGAGTGCCGAATCGAGCGTGGGGATTCAAGGAAGACCTACCTCGATCGCTCCAACCAACCCGGCAGCAGCTGGCCATGCTGCCGTCGGGGCTGGCCTTGCCCCCGCCGGATGGCGCCGAGAACCCTGCCGCCTACAGCCTGGTGGCAGCCGGCGGCGACGGGCAGCGCCTGCTGCTAGCTGCCGCTTCGGATTCCCAGAGCCTTTCACGGAAGGACTGGATCGAGTATCTGCAGGAGGGACAGCAGCGGCAGGGGTCCAATGCCTCTGCTGCCTAAAGACCAGATCCGAAACATCCTGCAGCGCGGATTGCTCGCTGGGTATTGGTCGGTCGAACAGTTCAACCACGACCTGCCACCGCACGCCGAGTTCACTCTGCCCACGTGGGATTTTCTGGACGCCCATCCACGCTTCGCCGATATGTTCTTCCGCGACCTGGAGGCATACCGGAACCGCCACAACAACGACACCCCCATCCTCTGATGCCTGATGCCTGATGCCTATGCAATCCTGGATGAGCCGACCACCGACGCAATCACGAGCCATGCCAAATCCAAGAATCGATCTGCACATTTGCTACGGCATATACGGCCACAAGTCACAAATTATATCCTTGGGAATCAGTGAAGCATTGATGCATGAGCTATCGGAAGGCGTAGAACTGAGCCGGAATCCGATGTCGTTGCTTCTCGCGTCGCCTGGAGTTTTTGGCGGCCATGGCGATGCTGTGACGATCAGGCAGCGCAAGTTCGAGATGCGCCGCGAGATTGCGGAGATGATCGCCGCTGCCATGGTGCCTGCACTGTTGCAAGCGTTTGGCGTCAACGACCGGATGGACGGCTACAGGATAGACGAACACATCGATAAGCCGAGGCACGCATGACGACCGACCAGCCCAGGGCCCTGGTAGATGCGGAGCTCTACCTTCGCCGCTGCACCGCCGTGTCCGAATACGAGATCGAGTGGGCACCGGATGACTGGACCTATGCGTGCCGCCACGGCGAGGCCAAGGCCCGCTTCCAGGACTTCCTTGCATCCGTCCGTGATGCGCTGCCCAACCACCAGCTGCACCTGTGCCTCGGCACTGCCGCCAGCTTCCGCTATTCCCTGTTCTCCCTCTACAAGGCGAACCGCAAAGCCAGCCGCAAGCCGGCCGGCTACAGCCAGCTGATCCAGTGGGTGATCGATGCCGGGGGGGTGCGGGGCTGGAATGTCGCCGTGCTGGCCGAGGTCGAGGCCGATGATGTGATGGGCATCCTCTGCCGCCCTGGCGATGTGATCGTCTCGGAGGACAAAGACCTGCTGGGGATCCCCGGCCTGCACCTCCGTGGCACGGAGTACATGGAGGTTTCCGAGCATCAGGCCGACCTGAACATGTTCTCTCAGGCACTGATCGGCGACACCACGGACAACTACCCCGGCTGCCCTGGCATCGGCAAGGTCAAGGCGAAGGGCATCCTGGCCGGGCAGCCCGATGCTGCCGCGATGTGGGCCGCCGTGTTGAAGGCCTTCGAGAAGGCCGGCCTCACCCGCCGGGATGCCATCACCCAAGTGCGGCTGGCCCGCATTCTTCGATCTGGCGAATATGACGTGGATCGAGAACTGCCAATCCTGTGGTCTCCACCTGACGGCACCCCGTAGCATGGGGCAAGTTCTACAGCCCTGTAATGCCGAAGCCCGTCAACGCAGAGGAGCTGGTCGAAAAGCTCGAAAGCCTATGGCCTGACATTGCCCCGCATCCGCAGGCCACAGACCGCGAGATCCAGCAGCAGATCGGTTCCGTCCAGGTGGTGCGGTGGCTACGGGTTGAGCTGCTGACCAACGATGCCGACGGCCCCACGGTCTACCCGCCCTCCTTCGACACCGGGAGGGGCTGATCCATGTGTGCGGGCGGCGGGGGATCCAGGGCCACCATCTACGCGCCCGACACCAGGGCCTACGACGCGCTTGCCAGTCAGCAGCTGGCACTGATGCAGCAGACGCAGAGCTCCGATGTGCTGACAAAGCAGAGCCAGCTGGATGCCCTGGTGCGCGAGCGGACTGCGCTGCAGACCCAGGAGCAAGCGGTTGCCACGGCTCGCGCCAACAACACGACCGCGCAGGCGGCCCGGCTGGCGGCACTGGTTGGCGCACCGCCGCCCGAGAAGCCGGCTGCGGCCCCGGTGATTGGCTCCGACCGCACCGGCGAAAAGCGGCCGACCGGCAAGCAGGCCCTGCGAATTGATCGAGCAGCCGGAACAACTGCCGCCGGCCCTGGCGCCGGCCTCAACATCACCACGGGGTACTGACCATGTGTTCAGGGGGAGCGCGAGCACCGAGAACCGTTTATCAGGGCCCCAGCCAGGCCCAGATCGACGCACAGAACCAGCAGATGGAGATGGCCAGGCGGCAAGCCGAGGAGGCCAACCAGCGGATGCAGTCCCAGCTGGACCAGCAGATCACCGCTGCCAATGCCGAGAGCGAGCGCGCCAGGGCATCGCTGGCAAAGCAGGCCGCAGCCGTTGCTGCCGAGGTCGTGCCGGCGATGATGCAGACCTACGCCACCACCACCACCACGGCGGCCCCTGCCCCAGGGTCCGCCCTGACCACCGAGCCAGCCAAGCAGAAGGAGAGGAAGAAGATGGCCGCCGGACTGACGATTGCTCCAACTGGCGCAGCGGCGGCAGCTGGCGCTGGCCTCAACATCGGGACCTGAAATGGACACGACGCAGGGGCCTGCTGAACAGCGCTACGAAAAGCTCCGGTCCGATCGTGACCGCTGGCTAGCGCGTGCCCGGCGGTCCTGCCGTCTGACGCTTCCATGGCTGGTGCCGGCCGCCAACGACCCGGACCAGGGCCAGCCTGAGACCTACCCGCTGCCATGGAATGACATCGGCGCCGAGGGCCACCAGCACCTGGCCAGCCGCTGGCTGCTGGCGGTAATGCCGGCCAGCGAGACGTTCTTCAAGTACACGATCGACGAGAAGCAACGGGCCACCCTGATCAGTGATGCCCGGCAGGCCGGAACGGCAGAGGAGGACATTGCCAAATCCATGGTGGAGTTCGACCGCAGCCTGCTGGCGCTTGAGCAGTCGGTGCTCCGCGAGATCAACAGCACCCACGACCGCGCCGTGGTGCAGGAGGCCATGGTCCACCTGGTCGGCCCCGGCAACATCCTGCTCTACGACGACGAAGACGACGGGCTCACCTGCTACCACCTGAACCGCTACGTGCTGAAGCGGGACCCGATGGGCCGACCGCTGGAAGCGGTGATCTGCGAGAGCTTCACCGAGGACAGCCTGCCGAAGGTGGTGGCCGAGCATCTGGGCCTACTCGATGACGAGGAGAGCGAGGACGACAGCCCCGATCCGTTGGCCGCCACCAAGGTGATGAACGAGGAGGAGGTGATCAAGGTCTACACCCACGTGGAATGGGACTACACCAAGGGGAAGGTCCACTGGTGTCAGGAATGCAAGGGGGAGGAGATTGACGGACAGGACACGGAGGTCGATATCGAAATCTCTCCATGGATGCCGCTGCGGGCGACGAGGATCGAAAGCTGCGACTACGGCCCCGGCTACATCGAAGCCCGTTGCCTAGCCGCACTGCAAACCGCCGAATCCCTTAGCCAGGCCGTAACCGAGGGGGCGATGATCGCCGCCGAAAGCAAGAACGTGGTCCGCCCTGGCGGGGTCACAAGCATCAAGGACCTGGTGGCCTGCCGCAACGGCGGCTATGTGGTTGGCCATCCAGACGACGTGAGGGAGCTGGGATCTGATGGCCGCAGGGGGCAGGGCCTCGTGGTGGCAGAAGCCCGCCTGCAACGGGTGGAGGCCACCCTGAAACGGGCCTTCATGATGTCGGACGTCAGGGATTCGGAGCGCACCACCGCCGAAGAGGTGCGGATGGTTGCGCAGCGGATGGACGAGGGACAGGTCGGGGTCTATTCCGTCTTGACGACCGAGTTTCAAAATCCGTACATCACCCGGAAGCTGCATGTTCTGACCAAGCAGGGAAAGATCCAGCTGCCCAAGGACTTGGTAAAGCCAGTGGTAAGCGTTGGCCTGGCAGCAGTTGGCCGGGGCAACGATCTGGAAAAGATGATGAGGTTCCTGCAGGGCCTGGATGCGCTGGGCAAGATCGTTGGCCCCCAGGAGATCACGGCCCGCATCGACGTGAGCGACGCCATCACCCGGCTCAGCAACGGGCTGGGCATCGAGTCGATCGACCTGGTGCTGCCCGAGCAGAAGGTGGCCGAGATCAAGGCCCAGCAGCAGCAGGCAGCGCAGCAGCAGCAGCTGATGCAGTCCCCCATGGCGGACCCGGCAAAGCTGGCCACCGCCGCGGCTACGGCCCAGCAGATGCAGCAGGACCCGGGCGAATCCCCGCCCCCTCAATAACCCACTGAGCCATGAGCACCACCCAAGAACAGCTCCTCAACCTGGTGCGCCCGGGTGAAGAAGATCGCCTCACTGCCGCGCTAGACGAGATCGAAGCAGAAGGCAGCCAGCCGACCAGCGAGGCATGGGATCTGTCCCACCCCCTCGATCGCATGCTGGCGGCCGAGGAGCGAGCGGAGCAGAAGCAGGCCACCCCTCCCCGGCAACCCACCACCCCAGCGCCGGCCGAGGGCGAGGACGCCGACGACTTGCTAGCCGATCTGCTGAGCCCAGCGGATGACAGCGCCGACGCCACCGACGACAACCAGGCCACCGACGACGAGATTCCGGAGGAGTACCGGGGCAAGTCGCTGAAGGAGGTGATCGCACTGGCAGAGGCCAAGGCCAAGGCGCCCACCGCCGGGAACACGCTCCCCCCGGAGGCCTACACCCCCGAGCTGGGCAAGGCGCTCTACGGCGAGACCTTGGCCGGCCTGTTCACCGCCGCCGAAGTGAACCCCCTGCAGCTCGATGCAACCCTGCGGGCCGGGGGCGACGTGAGCCAGCAGGTGGAGGCACTGGCCACCAAGGCAGGCCTACCCAAGGCCGTGGTGGAGACCTACATCGACGGGATCAGGGCCTCCTCTCCGGCCGCCGCCCCCCAGCTGAGCGCGGAAGATGGCGCGGCCATCCGGCAATCGGTCGGAGGCGATGACAAGTTTCGGGCGCTGAGTGGCTGGGCGCTTGCCAACCTAAGCAAGGGAGAGCTGGCCGGCTACAACGCCGCCATCGACTCCGGCAACAAGGAGCTAGCCGCCTTTGCGGTGAAGGCGATCCAGGCCAGGGCGGCGGCAGCCGATGGCGCGCCACGGCCTCGCAGCGAGCCGCAGCTGGCCAGGGGTGGGCGTGGCCAGGCCCCGATGCGGTTCGCCTCGCAGGAGCAACAGAACGCGGCCGTCGATCGACGCAATGCCCAGGGCGAGCGGCTGATGCACGTCGATCCCGTTTATGCCAAGCGGGTGAAAGCGGCGATTGCTAACTCGCCGGATTGGGCCTGAAGATGTAGCATCGGCGCAACGACTGCTGCACCTGTGTAGTGCTGGCCTCCCTGCGGGAGGGGTCAGCACACCTCCCACCGGTCAAGTCAGGCGTTACAGCTACAGCGTCTTTGCATCGTTTGGCCCTCTACGGGGGAATCGCTGAACACAGGTTGCAAGAAGCCACGGGCAAACAACCCAAACGCTTTTTGCAGCCATGGCGGTCAATGATGCCTTGCTGGCCAGACTTGGCCAGATCCAGGGGGCGGGCACGGTCGATACCGTGTTCCAGAAACTGGGACAATCCGAGATCCTGAACGCGCTGAAGCGCAACACGGTCTTCAAGAACCTGGTGAAGACCAGGAACATCAAGGGTGGAAAGAGTTTCGACTTTCAGGTGACCGGTCGCGCTGCCGCGTCCTACGTGACGCCCGGTGTGCCGTTGCTTGGCGGTTTGGCCAGCAACTCCCCTAGTGACATCAACGTCAAGAACATCGCCGTCGATGGCCTCATGGCTGCCGACCAGGCGATCTTCGACCTTGATCAGCTGATGAACTATGCCGATGTGGCCTCCGAGTTCTTCGAGCAGCTGGGCATCGCCCTGGCCTGGGAGACCGACAAACGCATCGCTCGAATCCTCTTCGCCGGAGCCAGCAACAGCTCTGAGCCCCTTGCCCGCTCGATCAACACTGGTCGGACCGGTTACAAGAAGACTTTGACGGCTGGCTATGCGACGGCTTCCAAGTCGGCCAAGGGCGACGAGCTGGTAAGCGCCATTGGCGATGCCGTGACCCAGTTCCGCAAGAAGGACGTCGATCCCTCCACCCTGGTCTGCGTGTTGCCCCCGGATGAGTACGACTTCCTCACGGAAGGGACCAAGCCGATCAACAGCGACTACAACAACGGAGCCGCCGGCCCGAGCAACGGCACCATCGCCAATGGCATGGTCTACCGGGTGAAGGGTATCCCCATCATGTGGTCCAACCACGTGGTGCAACCCTCCTACACGCTGAACACCTACGACAAGAACAGCGACTACGCTCAGGACTTGTCCAAGTGCAAGGGGCTGATCTTCAGCAAGGAGGCCGTCGGCATGCTCACTTTGCGGGCGCCCAAGCTCCAGATGACCTCCCCCGACGGCGACTTCAACATCCAATACCAGTCCACCCTGGCTGTGGCCACGCAGTCGATCGGCGTCGGCCGACTGCGGGATGAATGCGCTGCGGCGATCGTGATCCCCTAAGTTCTGATCGGACGGAGCGACTTGGCCCTCGGCTTGCCGGGGGCCTTTTTCATGGCAGCCGATAGCATGTGCTCTACAGCGCTGGATCGCTCATGGGCCTGGCTAACCAGTCAGCAACGCCAGGCCGCACCACCCTGCTGGATGCCGTCAATATCCTGCTGGCCGTGATCGGCGAGGCCCCGGTCAACGGCCTCGATGACCCAGTGATGACCGAATCGAGCATCGCCGAGCGGACCCTGCTGGAGTTTCACAAGCAGGAGCAGACCAGGGGGTGGAGCTGGAATAGCGAGCAGGACTACCCCTTCACCGTGGCGGTAGACGGGACCATCACCGTGCCGTCGAACCTGACCCGCTTTGCCCCCGATCCATTTCAGTGGGATGGGCGCTTCATCCTTCGGGGACAGCGGGTCTACGACCGAACGAACCGAACCTTCGTGTTGACCGGCGCTGTCGTAACGCAGCTCACCGCCGACGTGGTTTGGATGCTGCCCTGGGATGACTGCCCGGAGACCTTCAACCGGTACGTCAGCATCCTGGGCGCCAGGTCCTTCGCCAACCGTTTCCTCGGGTCGGATTCGATCGAGCGCTACACCCAGCAGGACTTGATGATGGCCCGGGCCGAACTGGATCGGAACGAGCTGCAGCAGCTCCAGCCCAACAGTCTGAGCGGCCAGCGCGGCGTGCTGCCGTTTGGCACCTTCAACCCTGCGGCCGGACTGGCGGGCCGCAACAGCCGGAGTGCGTTCGACTGATGGCCGAGCTCTTTACCTCCATAATCCCGAACCTGATCCAGGGGGTCAGTCAGCAGCCGGACGCGCAGCGGGATCCCACCCAGGCGGAGCTGCAGATCAACGGGGTCAGCAGCTCCGCCGAGGGCCTGCGCAAACGGGATCCCACGCAGACCCTGGCCAAGGTGAGCTCCACCAGCCTGGGCGATGTGTTTGTCCACGCGATCCTGCGCGACCGCGCCGAGCGGTATCTGGCGGTGATCAGCAGCAGCACCGTGAAGGTCTTCGACCTGGACGGCGTGGCGCAGACCGTCAGCGCCCCCAGCGGCTACGGCTACCTCTCCGGCGTGACGGATGCGAAGCGACAGATCCGATGCGGCACCGTGGCCGACTTCACTTTCGTGGCCAGTGCGCTCAAGGTGGTGGCGATGGACTCGGCGGTGGCCCCAGCGGTGGCCAGGCCGGCGACCAACGAGGTCCTGTGCTGGGTCAAGGCCGCCAACTACGGCCAGTCCTACAAGGTGAACCTGAACGGCACCCTGGCCACGGTGACGACCACGACCACGGCCGGCACGGCAATCAGCACAGCAGACATTGCCGAACAGATCAAGACGGCCCTAGCCGGCGTGTCCGGCGTCTCGATTGCCCGGGCCGGATCGGTGCTGCATTTCACCAGCGCCAGCACGATCACGATCAGCGCCACCGACGCCAGGGCCAACGCGGACATCACCGCAATTGCCGGTTCGGTGCAGTCATTCACGAGCCTGCCGACGATTGCGCCCCAGGGCTACCAAGTGGAGGTGACGGGCGACCCTTCGAGCAATTTCGACGGCTATTACGTGAAGTTCGTCCCACGCACCGGCGCCGGCACCTTCGGCGAGGGCGCATGGGAGGAGACCGTGGCGCCGGGTGCGCAATACAAGCTCGATCCCACCACCATGCCGCAGGTACTGGTGCGGCTGCCGGCGGGCACGTGGTACTTCGGGCCGCTCAACGGTGCAGCGCTGACGGGCCTGACGTTGCCGACGTGGGGGCAGAGGACAGCCGGTGACGCTGAATCAGCGCCGGACCCAAGTTTCGTGGGCCAAAGCGTGAACGACATCTTCGTTCATCGCGGACGGCTTGGGATCCTGGCCGACGAGAAGCGGATTTTCAGTCGGGCGAAGGACTTTTTCGCCTTCTTCCCGGAAACCGTGACAACGGTTCTGGACAGCGATCCGATCGACAAGACCGCCAGCAGTTCCAGGGTGAGCGTGCTGCGGTATGCGGTGCCGTTCCAGGGCGAAATGCTCCTATTCAGCGATGATTATCAGTTCAGGTCTTATGCAACTGATGACTCGCTAACCCCGACCACAGATGCAATTACGATCCTAACAGGATATGAAATCGATACAGCTGTGCGGCCAATCCAGATGGGCGGCTCGGTTGTGTTCTGTCAGTCCAACGGGGATTGGAGCCAGCTGCGGCAATTCTCCGTGCGCGGCGCCGGCACTGCGCTGGTGGGCGATGCGGAAAGCATCACCGAACACGTAAGTAGCTACATCCCGTCTGGGATCTTTCAGCTTGCGGCAAACGATACGGGCAATTCGCTGTACTGCATCAGCAGCAAAAGCGGCTATGCGAACAGGATCTACACCTACAAATACTTCTACCGAAATGGCGGCAGCGGGATAGAGCGAGCACAGTCCAGCTGGAGCTACTGGGATCTCCCTGGGGCCGACAGCATCCTTTCGATCGTGGCGATCCAGGAGATGCTTTACCTCCTGGTCCAGCGTGGCGGCGAGGTCTTCCTGGAGAAGATGCCGGTGCTCGATCGGCAGTCGATCGCCGTCGGGCCGTACCCATTGCTGCTTGATCGCTGGGTTAGCACCACCACGGCAAGCCCGGCGGCCATGCGAGTGTCCGCTGGGGCCTACGACTCCGTGACGAAGGCGACGACTTGGACGCTGCCGTTTGCCATCAGCGCCACAACCCAGGCTTGGTCCGCCTATCAGTCGGGCTACCAGGGCGGAGCGCTGCTGGGGGCCGCCAGCAGCGGCAACACGATCACGGCTCGCGGGGACTGGTCGGCAGCGCAGGTCTACTTTGGCGAGACCTACAGTTTTCGCTATCGGCCATCGCGGTTCAAGGCGATGCGGGCCCAGGGTGGCGGGCAGGTAGCCAGTAACACGCTGCGGGCCCAGATCCGTCAGGCACGACTGCGCTACCACGAAACCGGCTGGTTTCAGGTGCGGGTCAAGCCCAGCGGGAACCGCGACGAGGCGGTTTACACATTCCCGGGCAGCACGGTGGGCCTGCTGCAGGGTGTGGATCAGGGGCAGACGGGAGTGCTCCCGATCCCGATCTTCGGCCGGGGGGAGAACAACACCATCACGATCGAGAACGACACGGCGCACCCGTGCAAATTCGCGTCGCTGGAGTGGACCGGACTGGTCACCGGCAAGGGCCGGGCGGTGCAGCAATGAGATGGGCCCACGCGACCAGCGATGTGGTGGACTTCATCGGCTACAACCTGCGGGAAGCGGACCGCCTAGAGGTGTGGCTGAGCGACCGCCTGGGCCCGCTTGAGGCCGTGCGGCAGAGCTGGCAAGCCAGCCTCGACCGCGAATGCCATGCCGTGATTGACGACGGCGACGTGCCAGTGGCGCTGTGCGGTATCGCCGAGGGCGGCGTGATCTGGATGCTTTGCACGGATGGACTGCTCGCCACTGCTGCCAACCGGCGGCAGTTCGTCCGGGAGGGGAAGGGCTGGGTGGATCGCTGCCTCCAGCGCTATGGTCCGCTCAGGAACTGGGTTTACGCCAAGAACATGGGCTCGATTCGGTGGCTGAAATCGCTGGGGTTCACGGTTCACCCGCCAGCCCCATTCGGCCCCAGCTGCGCCCTGTTCTGCATGTTTGAAGAGGTGCCCTAATGCTCGATCCGATCAGCCTTGGGATTGCGGGCGTCAGCACGGCGCTAAACCTGTTCAAGGGTGCGCAGGAAAGTGCGGCCGCAAAGCAGGACTACCTGAATCAGAGCAGCTTCCAAAAGGCGACCAATCAGTTTGCCCAGTGGCAGGCCGACCAGAACCAGCGGTTCAGTGATGCGAATGCCCGGTATCAGTTCTGGGGCCAGCAGGTGCAATACCAGCAGCAGCTGGGCTACGTCCACCAGCTGCAGAGCTTCGAGCTGGCGAAGCAGATCAACCAGGCCAACGTGGTGCGCGACAGCCGGGCCGCCGCTGGCGCGGAGTTCATCGGCAATTCCCAAGCCGCCTCGGATCGGTTGCAGGAGGTGGCGATGCAGGCCGCGGTCGCCCAGCAGCAGTACGGCTGGCGGTCGTTGCAGGCCAGGGCTTCGGTGCAGGCCATGGACGCCGAGGGGCTGTCCGTCGATCGGTTGATCAACAACTACGCCCGACAGGCCGGCGACTACAACGCGATCGCGCAGATCAACGACCAGCTGCAGCGCAACCAGTTCAGCCGGGAGCAGACCGCCCTGGTGGGGCGCTACCTGAGCGAGTGGAACAGCCAGCAGTTCTACATGCCGACGACCTACATCGAGCCGATCGAGCCGTTTGCGCCGATGCCTGCACTGATGCAGCCGGCGGCCCCGTCGATGACCGGCACTGGCCCCAGCGGCGGCGCTGCTGCGCTGCGGATCGGCTCAAGCCTGCTGGGCGGGGTCAACACCTACATGGCCAGCGCGTCAGGGCTCAAGATGGCCGCTGAGCCCAAGGGTGGCACCATCCCCACCGTTGGGATCGGCTGATGGAAACGAATCTCCCCCTTGGTCAGGTCAACCCGGAAGCCAAGCCGGTGCAGGCCTTTATCCAGCCGGCGCAGATCCAGCCGGGCGCCATTGCGGGCCCGCCGGCCATGCCCCAGCTGCAGGGGATCACCACGCTTCGAGGCCCGGAGCAGGCCAGCTACGGCGGCGTCAACCGATTCCAGGAGCTGGCGCAAGCGCTCGCGCCATTCAACGCCAACTTGACCAACACGCTCCAGGGCGCGGGCGAGCGTGCCGCCGGCTGGGCCTCGCAGCAAGGGGAAGCGCAGGTCTTCGCCAAGAACATGGCGCTGCGGGCCCTCAGCCAGGCGGATGCAACCAACGAGGCGGGCGCCTTCGATTACGCCAAGGCCAACCGCGAGCTGGGCAAACGCGACCCGGAAGGCGGCATTCTGATGAACCTGCTGAACCCCTACCGGGAGATGGGGGTGCAGCGGGGGCTGGCAAAGCTGGCCGGCGCCGAGGCTGAGGCCGGGATGCTGGGGGCCTACGAGGAGATGGGGCCGACCATGTTCCTCTCGCCAGACAAGGGGCAGGCGGCCCTGGCGCAGATGAAGGCTGGCTACATCCGCAGCTTGACCGAGAAGTACGGGCTCGACACCGCATCGCCGGGTTTCCTGAATTACGCCTTGCCGAAGATCACGGCGGCGGAGGAGAAGATCGGCAACCGGGCCCGCGAAGACCGGGTGAAATACCTCGATGCCACCCTGCCGGGGGTGGCCGGGGGGCAGATCCGCAGCCTGATCATGGATGTGCAGCGGCAGGCACTTGGCGGGGCCGCCCAGATCGCGATCGGCAGTTCGGGGGTGATGCTCGACCGGAAGAGCCCCACCTTCAACGAGGACGCCCAGGCCGAGGTGATGACCCAGGCCAGCAAGATTCTGGCCTACCACTCCGGGCTGATGGGGAACGGCGGGCAGCCGCTGAAGCTGGCGGAAACGGTCTACAAGGCGCTGCGCACCGAGGCGGCCTATGGGCAGGATCCGGTGTTCAAGAACATCGTGGATCGCATCAAGGCGGGGCCCACGTATTGGGATCCGGTGGCCAAGCGACCGGTGCAGCAAACGCTCGCGCAGATGTTCCCGGAGACGGCCGCCGACACCGAGATGAAGTACGGCTGGGCGGTGCAGAAGCGCGCAGAGGAGCAGGGGGTCCAGGACTTCAGCGACATGCTGATCAACGGCGCCCCGGCTGCCGGGAAGCTGCCGGCGGTGGCAGGCATCTACCAACCCGGCAACGAGGGCCCCCTAGATCAGGCCGCCATGGCGCAGCAGGCCGAGCAGATCCTGGCGCGGTTCCGGCAGCAAAACCCCAACGCTCCGGTGGCGCCACTGCTGAAGGCGATCAACGATCAGCTGGGCCTCCAGATCGAGATCAAGGGCAAGAGCTACGCCCCGGATGCCGGCGAAGAGGTGCTGGCCAGGGCCCGCGATGCCTGGGGGACGGACTTCGACCCGGCGGCGCTGCGGCGTGATCTGGCGGCGCTGCGTGGGCAGATCAACCCGGCGAAGTTTGGGGAGGTGGCTTCCAGGCTTGAGTCGATCATCCGCTCCAAAGATGGCAAGTCCGCCACCCTGGCGTCTGCTGAAGTGAACCGGGCGGTGGAATCCGCTAAGCACGCAGCGCTGGCCGCCAACTACGGCGCTGACTACAAGGAACTCCAGCGTGCCGGCAGCATGAACGCGAAGACCGAGCGGGCCGCCAACCTGGCCGAGTCGGTCAGGCGGTACAACGCGGCCATGTACCCGGCGGTGAACAGCGCTGTCGCCGCCGCTGCCGCGAAGAAGGGGGGACCGCTGGACCCTGGGGAGACCTACGAAGTGGCCAGCCGTGCCGCTGCAGATTTCGCGACCAAGAACAAGGCGGCATTCAATCTGCTGTTCCCCGGCGGGCGGATCTCTGGCGCCCCCTCGCTGCCGGGGCTCAATGCGATGGCGCCGGATCCCAATGCCCCCAAGCCCAGCGGCAAGCCGGCGGGGCCTCCCGCGCCACCGACCTTCGAGACCAAGCAGCTCGATTCGATGCCCAACCGACAGCAGCGGCTGCGGAACTACCAGAACGAGTCAATCCTGAGCAAGGAGGCGATCGGGAAGGAGCTCGTCAACGCCGCGAACGGTGGCGGCTTCTCCCCGCAGTTGAGGCGTGCCGCCATGGATGCGCTTGCCCCATCGCCGGCCGAGTTCCTGCGGGTCCAGGGGGCCCGATACGGAATCACCGTGCCACCGGAAGCGATGAAGCACCTGAACGATCAGAGCAGCGCCATCACGACACCGCAGCGGCACCTGGTGGCGATGGCATCGCAGGGGCAGTCAGCGCTGAGTGGTTTTGCCGGCTGGGCCATCAATGCCGCCATGGGGGCGCAACCGGCTTCGGCTGCCGAGTGGCCATCGTTCGGGGCCCGCAGCGCGGCGCCCGGCCAGTTCACGATCTCGATGCGTGCTCGTGGTGGCGGAGGCGGCCGGGGTGGCGGAGGCCCTTTTATGGATAGCGGCGGCGGCGGGGGGTGGTCCGGTGACCACGGAGGCCTGGCTGCCCTGATCAGCAGCGGCGAGGGCGGCTTCAATTCCGTCAACTACGGAACCACCGGGTCCGGCCGGCAGATCAACCTGGCCTCGATGTCGATTGGGCAGGTTGAGCGGATGCAGTCCGCCGGGCAGGTTTTCGCCGTCGGATTCGCCCAGTGGGTGCCGGGGAATCTCACAAAGGCGCGGCTGGCCGCCGGCCTATCCCCTGGGGCCCCGATGAGCCCCGGCAACCAGCAGAAGATGTTCTGGGCCTACGTGCTCAACAGCGACAAGCAGCCGGCACTTCGGGAATACCTGGCAGGGCGCAGCAACAACCTCGACGCAGCACATCGCGCCCTGGCAGGTGAGTGGGCCGCAATTCAAGGCCCCAGCGGTCGCGGCGCTTACGACGGAGACAGCGCGGGGAACATGGCATCGATCGGCGCCGCGAAGGTGCGGCAGGCACTGATCAGGGCCCGCCAATCCATCACGAGGAGACCCTGATGCCACAAACACTCGTCCAGAAGAATGGCCGCTGGCAACTGGTTGGCGATGACCACTCGCAGGATCACACCCCGCCGCCGCCGACCCCTGGCCCCAGGCCGAAGGCCCCGGCCAAGAAGGCTGCAACGCCATGGTGGGGGAACCCGGTGCATGCGGTGGCCAACGAACTGCGGTGGGCGGGGAAGCAGGTGCAGGGCCTCCAGGGGACACAGAAGCCGGGGACCGTCCGGCCGCTGAACCCGTTGCAGGCCGCAATCGGGATGATGAATCCCGTCCAAGGGGCGATCACCGCCGCCGGCCAGCTTTCGCCCGTGGTGCGGCAGCTGCAGGCGGCAAGCACTTACGGAGCCATCCAAACAGCAGGGGAAGGGCTGATCGGCTTTGGCCAGAAGATCCTGGCGCCGGGCAAGTACGCCGATCCCCGCCGCTCCCCTCCTGGGCAGGCACTGAATGCCATCACCAGGGCCGGCTACCGGGTGCTGGGGGCCAAGCAGCCGGAGGACCTGACCGAGGGGCAGCGCGGTGTGATCGACAACCAGGGCCGCATGGCTGGCATCGAGATCGGCACCCTGCCAATCGGTGGAGCTGTCGGCCACGGCCTCGTCGCTGGCGTCAGCTGGGCCGCCAGGGGGCTGCGGTGGGGGACCGCGCTGGGCGTGACGCATGGCCTGGGGGCCCTGCTGCAGGACTCCACCCAGGGCAACATGAGCAACATGGTGGGCGCCCTCGTCGGCATCGACGGCGTGCCGCTGTCGGTGGACCCGACGAAGGACGACCGGGTGACGGCGGCCGTTAAGAGCCTGATCCCCAACATCGTCGGCGGCGAGCTGCTGGGCCTGGCTGGATCGGTTGGCGCCAGGGCCGTGAGGAAGGGCTTTGGCGCTGCGAGGGAGGCCCTTGGTGCGCCGCCATCCCGGGCACCCTTTCCCCCTGCGGGCACGCCCCCGCGTCCGGCGGCCACCCCGGCGGGCAAAGGGTTCCAGAACATCCGCCGATACCAGCGGGCGACCAGCGCCAACACCGCCCACGTCACCGCCGGGGAGAAGCTGAAGGCCAGGGGCCTGGTGGAGGACATCGAAGGGCAGCAGCGCTTCACCGAGCAAGCGCTGGAGAAGCCGGCCCCGGTCCCGATCCCGCAGACCCCCGATCAGGCCCGCGATGCGGTGTTGGCCCGCTGGGGCCGTGGTGCGCAGCAGCCGGCCGACCAAGTTCGTGGCGCCAGTGATTCGCCAACCATGAGGACCAGTGGGCCGGACCAGCCCTGGAGGCAGCACTGGGAGCCCAGGGACTACTCCGGCGCCACGGTGAGGACCAGTGGGCCGGACCAGCCCTGGAGGCAGCACTGGGAGCCCAGGGACTACTCCGGCGCCACGGTGAGGACCAGTGG